GCAGATCAGCACGGCAGTAGTGAAGTATGGCTCAGGATCGATGTACTTTGATGGGAGTGGGGATTATTTAAGACCAAACAGCGGCAATATTTTTAACTTCGGCACGGGAGATTTTACCGTCGAGTTTTGGCTGTACTTAAATGCTACAACAGCACAAACGTTCATCGATTGTAGACCGGGCTCTGCCGGTGATTACATACTATTTGATTACGACCCTACCCTGCGGTTGTATGTTGGGTCTACTACGGTATTGTCTGGCAAATCATTGTCTACTGGACAGTGGTATCACATTGCTCTTGCTAGGTCTGGAAGCACGGTGAAATACTTTGTTAATGGAGTACAGGAAGCCAGCGCAACAATGACGACAAATCTTTTGAGTGCGTCTAATCCATATATTGGAAGTAATTATGTCCCGGGCGCGTATCTTAACGGCTACATCGACGACCTCCGCATCACCAAAGGCATCGCCCGCTACATCACGAACTTCACCCCGCCACTCGTGGCACTGCCAAGGCAATAAGGATAAAGCATGGGAACGAAATATCCGGGAAACATTGTTACTTCAGGTGCTGCGGCTGGGTACTCTGTCGCGTTTGGAGGAACCTCTGGTTTTCTTACTTCTGCCACAAACGCTGCTTTTACTTTCGGCACTGGTGATTTTACTGTTGAGTTTTGGTGCTACCCAATTTCTTCGACAGGCCCGGGCGGTTATTCATATTTATATGCACAAGGCCCCAACACAACTGCTGGGTTTGGTATTTACTTTGATGGAAGTGTGTTTAAAGTATGGAATAGTAGTGCAGTGATTTCAGGGACTACTACCAGAAGCACTAGCAATTGGTATCACGTTGCCGTTAGTCGCAGTGGTACATCCATGCGATTGTTTGTGAATGGTGTGCAGGACGGCTCTACAGCAACCAACAGTAGCAATATTACGACTGGAACAACTTATGGCGCGAACATAGGAAGATGGGTCGAAATATCTGATGCTAACTATCTTGTTGGCAATATATCAAACCTTCGAGTTATCAAAGGTACAGCCCTATACACAACCACGTTCACCCCGCCGACCCAGCTTTTTGCAATAACAAACACCAGCCTGCTGACCTGCCAAAGCCCGACGATCCTAGACAACAGCAGCAATGCTTTTGCGATCACAGTCAACGGCAACGCAGCGGTCAGCACGTTCTCGCCCTTCCCCGGCTATCAGGCATACAACCCTGCACTGGGAGCATCTACACCCGGCGTGTGGACGGTATCGGACGCTATACAAGCTCGGCAGACCCGTCGGTGGAACATGTACGACCCGTACTTCCAGAACACGACACTTCTGCTGCACGGTAACGGCACGAACGGAGCGCAGAACAATACGTTCCTAGACTCGTCCACAAACAACTTCACGATTACCCGCAACGGCAACACGACGCAGGGTACGTTCTCGCCGTTTTCGCAGACGGGGTGGTCGAATTATTTTCCGGGGACAAGCAGCGACTTTGAAGAAGTAAGCCTAAGCTCCATTGCGAATTACGCTGGCGACCTGACAATAGAGTGTTGGTTTTGTCTTGCCGGCACTCCTACCGGAACCGCTTTCAATACCAGCTATTACCTGATAGGTGCCGGGTCATCGAATGCAAACCCCGGGCTGGATTTTGCGGTAGGCGATACAGCAATCTGGTTTAACCAAGCAGACTACGGAAGCAGGACGCTCTCTGGCACTTGGACTCCAAATAGAAATTGGAACCATATTGCTGTTACACGTAGCAGCAATTCTTGGACTATGTGGCTGAATGGCGTTTCTATCGCTACGGCAACATCGTCTACAGCAGTATCTTCAACTGTAGGAACAGCCGCAATTGGTAGATGCGAACCTACAGGTGGCGATGGATCAGGCTCTATGCTTGGCTATATATCAAACCTTAGGGTGACTAAGAACTGCGTTTATACAAATTCGTTCACGCCTCCAACTGCTGCCCTAACTAAGAACTCAGGAGGCCAGAATCCTCCAAGTGCTGCGCAGACAGTGGCATTGATCTGCCAATCAAACAGATTTGTCGATAACAGCGATAACGCACTCACTGTCACTCCAAAAGGTAGCGTTTCCGTCCAAGCCTTCAGCCCGTTCGCTCCTACGGCTGCGTACAGCGCGGCGACGAATGGTGGCAGTGGGTATTTTGATGGGACGGGGGATTACCTGACCGTTTCTGATAACACTGCACTGGAGTTCGGCAGTGGAGCATTTACTATCGAGGCTTGGGTATATGTCACTGCTACTCCCGGCGCTTCTGGCGCTGCTGTCCTAAGCAAAACCAGCGCGACGTATCCCGGCGGCTATGAGTACAACTTTGTTGTGCAGAACGACAGGAAGGCATTTTTTGGTTTCTACACAACCGCACAGACAGACCTTGTTGGAACTACCGCGCTGCCATTAAACGCATGGGCGCATATTGCAGTCAGCCGCAGCGGCAACAACTTTGCTTTGTTTGTGAATGGCACTAGAGAAGCCACAAACACCGGCGGCGGCACGATACAAGCAACATCGTCAAACTTGTTTATTGGCGATTACGGTGGCGGCAGCAGAACGCTTACTGGGTATATTTCTGGAGCAAGGATTGTCAAAGGTACTGCGGTTTATGACCCGACTGTGTCCACTTTGACCATCCCAACGGCTCCGCCCACCGCTGTTACCAATACCAGTTTCCTAGCCAACTTCACCAACGCTGGCATTACAGACGCTACTGCTAAGAATGATTTAGAGACTGTTGGCAATGCTCAGATCAGCACGACGCAGAGTAAGTTTGGTGGTAGCTCAATGTCTTTTGACGGGACAGGGGACTACCTTGTTGCTCCTGCCTCAGTTCTAAATAACGTATTCCCTGCCGATGTAACTATTGAATGTTGGGTGTATTTCAATAGCGTTTCCAATTCGCCTCATATTTGGAATATTGGAACATCTGCTTCAAATAGGATGAATTTGTATCTATCGTCTTCAAAATTAAATTTATATAGTGAAACATCAGTTGGTACTGGCACTAATAAAATCATTGGAACAACAACTCTATCTACTGGGCAGTGGTATTACATTGCTCTTGTTAAATCTGGTTCAACATTCACACTATATTTGAATGGTTCATCAGAAGGAACAAGCACAACAACTGTGTACCCAAATGCAAGCAATCTTGTTGCGCTTGGGTTTAATAATTTTGGTTCTGCTTCTGGTGATTATTTGAACGGATATATAGATGATTTCCGTATTACTAGATTCGCCCGCTACACAGCCAACTTCACCCCGCAGACTTCGCAGTGGCAGGATCAGTAAGGTGTGGACCCGATCACTATTGACGAGGATTAAATGCCGCTAAGGAAACTACAGTTCCGTCCCGGTATCAATAAAGAAATCACCTCCTTATCTGGTGAAGGGGGGTGGTTTAGCTGCGACAAGGTTAGATTCAGGTTCGGGTTTCCTGAAAAAATAGGCGGCTGGAAAGCCTTGTCCAACTCCACGTTCCTCGGTTCTTGCCGCTCGATTTGGAACTGGGTGACCTTGAACAACAACAATCTGTTGGGGCTGGGGACGAACCTGAAGTTTTATATCGAAGAGGGTACGACCTATTACGATATAACGCCAATCCGCAAGACCGTAAATCCCATGCTGGGTAACCAGCCGCCGGGATCGGGCAATCCGTTTACCACGATAAGTGGTTTGACAACTGTTACGGTTACCGACTTTAACCATGGCGCGATAACCGGGGACTTTGTTACGTTCTCCGGTGCTACGGCAGTGGGAGGTCTGACTTTAAATGGTGAGTATCAGATCACTTACGTGAACGTCAATACGTATACGATCACTGCGTCCTCTCCTGCGTCTAGCTCAGCAACAGGTGGTGGTGCTGCGGTAATAGCGGCATATCAGATCAATACGGGGAACTCCGTATTTGTGGAATATACCGGCTGGGGCGCTGGCTCGTGGGGCGGTATTACTGTAGGCAGTGCCGTTACGCAGATCAATAATGCGGGCGGGATTAATAATTCTGTTACGACCATTCCTGTGGATGATGCCTCGTCGTTCCCTACGTCGGGCAAGATTTTGGTTGATAGCGAGCTAATTACTTATTCTGGCAAGACGGCGACGACGTTTACGGGAGCGGTGCGCGGTGCGCAGGGCACGGTTGCAGCAGCGCATGCGGATAATGCTCCAGTATATGACGCGTCAACATACAGTGGCTGGGGGCAGTCTGTATCTACAGGTACAGGCGATCAGTTGCGGCTGTGGAGTCAGAGCAACTATGGGGAGAATTTGTTGTTCTCCCCACGTGGTGGTGCGCTGTATTACTGGCAGACCAATGGCACAGCAGTTCCTGCACAGAATAACCGTGGCACGTTGGTATCAGGCACTGATGTGCCGTCCAAGATCAGCCAGATTATGGTGTCGGATTCGACGCGCATAGTGATTGCGTTTGGTTGCGATGACTATGGTGCGTATGGGGCGAATGCGCAGGATCCGATGTTAATCCGCTGGTCGGAGCAGGAGAACTATGCTGGCTGGACACCTGCTGCGACTAATCAGGCGGGTAGTTACCGCTTGTCCCACGGTTCGCGGATCGTGGGTGCTGTTCAGAACAGGCAGGAGATTTTGGTCTGGACGGATTCTGCGTTGTATTCCATGCAGTATTTGGGCCCTCCGTATGTGTGGGGCTTTACGTTGCTGGCGGACAATATTTCCATTATTGGTCCCAATGCTGCGGTAACGGCTAATAACGTGACGTACTGGATGGGGATTGACAAGTTCTATGTCTATTCTGGTCGTACAGAGACGCTGCCATGCTCGCTGCGCCGGTATGTATTCAATGATTTCAATATGCTGCAGGCGTTCCAATGCTTTGCTGGTGGCAATGAGGGGTACAGCGAGGTTTGGTGGTTCTACTGTTCTGCGGATAGTAATACGATTGATCAGTACGTCATATTCAATTATGCGGAAGGGTCGTGGTATTACGGGACGATGGATAGAACAGCGTGGCTGGATACGTCATTGAGGCCATATCCTGTTGCAGCTACCGTTGGGAACAAGCTGGTATACCACGAGAATGGCGTGGATGATGGCTCTACCTTCCCGGCTTCTCCGATTACGGCGACGATTGAATCGGCATATATGGACATTGATGATGGGGATCGGTTCTCTTTCATCAGTAGGTTGTTGCCGGACGTTACTTTTGATGGATCTACCGCATCTTCGCCAGCGGTGACGTTTGAGTTGAGGACACTTCAGGCGTCGGGCTCTGGGTATAACACGCCTGCGTCGATAGGCGGCAATGCATCGGCTCCGGTGACGAGAACGGCTACGGTACCGGTAGAGGCGTATACGGATCAGGTGTTTTTAAGGGTCCGTGGACGGGAGATGGCTATTAAAGTGCAGTCCACTGCATTGGGTACGAAGTGGCAATTGGGTTCACCAAGGATTGATATTAGGCCAGACGGCAGGCGAGGTGGGTGATGACATCTGTCATTACTATTGAGTCAGAGGTTCTGACGCAGAGTAAGTCGCCCGCATTGCCTCACGCGCCTGATCAATACAGCCGGGTGTATCAGGATCAGTTGAACAATGTTTTGCGGCTGTATTTTAATACGCTTGATAATCTGATAAGTCAACTTATGACAACCGCACTTCCGTTACCGATATCCATAGGGGGCACTAATACAGATGCCTTTGGTCGGATTCGCGTTAGCCAGCCGTACACGCTGTTTGATAGCCAGAATAGATATGCGGCGGATAATCAGTTTGATGTAGCTACAACCGGGACAGGGACAACAACCTACTTGTCTAACGAGGCTGCGGTCAAGATGGAGGTAACTGCCGGGGGTGTGGGTTCTGTCAAGCGTCAGTCTTATAGATCGTTCCCGTACCAGCCCGGTAAAGGCTTGCTTGTCTTGGCGACTTTCGTCATGGACAGTAGCCAGAACGTCAACCTGACTCAGCGCGTTGGTTACTACAATGACAATAACGGTGTGTTTTTCCAGCGTGTAGACGGGGTGTATTCATTCGTCCTGCGCTCAAGCTCTACCCCGACACCCGGCACTCCTAGCGATGTGCGCACAGTTAATCAGTCAAGCTGGAACGGTGACAAGTTAGACGGCACGGGAGCGAGTGGGTTGACGCTAGACCCGTCCAAAGCGCAGATTCTGTGGATGGACTTTGAGTGGCTGGGCGTGGGCTCGGTGCGCTGCGGCTTTATCATTGATGGTGAGTACATCGTCTGCCATACGTTCAACAATGCTAACGACATCACTTCGGTCTACATGACCACAGCCATCCTGCCGGTTCGGTACGAGATAAGTACATCCTCTGCGCTGGCAGCGTCTATGAAGGCTATCTGCTGCTCGGTGGTGTCTGAGGGCGGGTTTGAGCAAATATCCATAGACCACGTGGCGCGACGCACCACAGTCTTTACCAACATTGATACGGCAGCGACGTTCTATCCCATCGTATCTATCCGTTTGGCCTCTGGGCGTACAGGCGCGGTGGTATTGCCAAATAGAGTACAGTTCCTGCCGTTGACCAACCAGAACTATGAAATAGCGCTCTTAAAGAACCCAACATTGACGGGAGCAACATGGGCGGCAACGGTTCCAACAGACTCAAATGTGGAGTACGATATTGCCGCAACTGCAATAACTGATGTAGGCACCATTGTGCAAACAGATTATGTGACCTCAACCGGTAGCGGAGGCACTCAAGACACTGCGGCTCCTACGGGGTACAACTGGGATTTGCAGCTTGGTGTATCTATTTCTGGCACGAGTGATGTTTATACGTTAGCGGTTCGCACGGTGGATGGCGCAACCAAAGGAAGTGGCGTAGGTTCTTTGTCTTTCTATGATTTGACGCAGTAACCATATTTTATTGAGGGCCTGAGATGGCAGAGAATACACAAGGGATTATGGCGCTGCCTGAAAATGATGATATGCGTCGTCCTACCATAAGCTTGGATGATTCATATGATGCAATTACTACTGCGTTAACTGCAGCGCGCCCTGATGCAGCAGAGGCCATAGATAATACCATCGCAGAAGCTGGGATGGATTTATCTGAACTAACAGATGAGCAGATTGATGCGCTAATACAGGCTATTCAATATCTCTACGACAATCCTGAAGAATACAAGAAAACTGTAGAAGAGCTAATAGCAAAGGATTATATTGACGAGGGGGATCTCCCTGCTGAGTATGATCCTGCGTTTTTATCTTCTTTTGGAATGATGCTCCTACAAGAGCGTCGTTCACGTGGCACATCCACCATGACGCCTCCTCCACAGGAGTTTGCACGTGGCGGTATCGCAGAGGCTGCTCGCATTCTTGCCAGCAAAGGTCGCAATGGCGATACGATGCTCGCTCATATCACACCAGAAGAAGCGCGTTTGCTGCGTAGTCGTGGTGGTTCTGGAACGATTAACCCAGAGACAGGGTTGCCCGAGTTTTTTATTAATAAGATAGTTAGTGCTATTGGTGGAGCATTTAAGTCGGTAGTTGGTGCAGTTAAATCAGCATTTAAGGCAGTAGGCAGTGTCGTTAAAAAGGTTTTATCCAGTGACATAGGCAGGATTGCTGCAACGATTGCACTAAGTGTTTATTTAGGTCCTGCAGGCGCGGGCCTGATGAATTCTGGTTTTGCTGCGGCTACTGCATCAGGTGCCGTGACCCTCGCATCTGGCGGCGATGTTAAAGATGCCTTAAAGAGTGCTGCATTTGCTTATTTCACCACACCAAGTTCCGCTCCTGTTACCAACGCAGCAGGTCAAGTAACTACTCCGGGCTTTACCAATCCCATATCTGAATGGGTAGGCAGCACTACGGCTAAATATGCTGGTAATCCTTTTGTTGATGGCGCGGTCAAGGCATTTACATCAATGCCAGAGTCAGTACAAAAGGGCATCACTAGCGTTGGCTTGGGAACTTTGGCTGGAGTAGCTACTGGTCAAGACTTACAAGACGCTGTCAAAACCGGCCTTACTTCTGGCGCAGTTACCACAGGTATTGAGGCAGTTAATGCTGCAAGAACAGGTATGGCATCTGGTCAGCAGGCATTGAAGACAACTGCGGAAGCTGTGGATGAAGCGGCAGCTTCGAATATGAGAAGCGCTCGCAATGTATTTGAGCAAGGTCTTGCTGAAGGCCCACCAGAAGGCATACTAAAGCCCGGTGCAGACATTATGAAAGCGGGGCTTGGCGCAGCAGATGATATGAGTTCCATGCAGCCTGCAGAGTTGGCAAGAGCGCAGCGGGATTTGTCGTTAGCTGGGGCAGAAAGTACATACCTCGGCGGAAGAATACCGGCTCCCGCAGATAGCGCCGCATTAGCAACGGATGCTACGGCGAGAAGAGCAGGGCTTTCTCCTACCATTCCCTCATATGTTGAATATGACACAGGAATGGTTCCGGGCAATCTTGCAGAGTATGCTCAACAAGGCCCCGGAGGATATCCGAGTAACCTATCGTTGCGCCCTCCTCCTAATCCCGCGGATGTGCTTGACATACCCGGAGTGACCCCAACGGCTGCAGCCGCTCCATCTGCTCCTGCAGGTTTTCCAGCACAGCCACCTAGTGTTACCGAATCCTTAGCTAAAACAGGCGGCGGCGTAAAAGATATTTTGACCGGGGATTTTGCAAAAGGCTATGAGCAGGTAAAAGGCGGCTTGAGTGATCTGTTTATGCCTGCTGGCCCAACGCCTGAGCAGATACAAGCTATTGAAGCAAAGTATGGAGCAGGCACACAGGCTGCAAAAGCTGCTGTGGAACAAGCTACTCCGGGCATACTGCGTACATACGGCCCTGCAACGGCTGCAGGCATTGCAGGCTTAGGCATGATGGGCGGATTTGAGCCAAAACAGCCGCCACCGTCCCAACTACGGCAAGAATTGTCTGGCACTCCCGGCGAAGACCTGATTGCAGGAGCGCCTAGCGAGTATGTCGTACAAAATCTGCCCGGTGTTACCTACAGCCCAGAAGGTCAGATTGTTTCGGTCAACGCAGCACAACCCACTGCCACTTTGGCTGATGTGCAGCAAGCCACTGGCGCTTATGGCATGCCTGCTGGAATGATGCCTCCGCAAGCTATGCCTTCTGCGTATATGCAAGACCCCTATGGCTACCTGTATGCACAGCGTCAGTTGATCCAGCCTACGCAATTGGCAGATGGCGGTTTGGCAACGCTTGGCATGACGCCTACTGTGTACGACAGCCCAGTGATGAATCCCATGATGCAAGGGGGTATTACTACCCTGCGCCATGGTGGGACGCCTCATTACCCGCGGCGCACGGGCCAAATAAGCGGTCCCGGCACAGAGACATCGGATGATATTCCTGCCATG